CGAGGGGTCGATAAATTCCACCACCTTGTTTAGAGTAACCAAGGAACTTTAACTCTATGCCTTTGTTAGAAAACATAACTTTGTCCTCATTCACAACAAACCCTATCATAGATAGAATTCGTACGAAGTGGGGAACATCAAAGTCTGCGGGAACAGAAGTTGCCATATCATCGCCAACTACGAATAGTTTGCCAATGATATCCTCTTCAGAGTATCCCATCACAAGCATGGCGTAACAAGTTATCAAACAAGTGACCATGGTGTCCACGATCTGGGTGAAACCAGAACCGGAGGGTACTCCGCCGTATTTACGGTAGAGGGCGCCAGAAGGAAGGAGAATAGGTGTACGTTTATGATAGTATTTGAGAAAATCCCAAACACAATCATTCCTTCGAACTGATGACTTAGTATATCCCATGTAATAGAACTCCTTCAAGAAGTCGAAAGCCCAATCAATATAATCGGGTCCAATTGAAGTGTCCAACTTGGAGATATCGGTAACGAGACCGTGCTTTCCATCATTTAGAAGATGGTCGATGATAAAGGGCAAAGCCTTTGTCATATTGTGGCCAGTCGTAAACGGTACCTTGCCAAAGTTTTCCTTGAAACGTGTCATTAAAGGAATGACGAAGCGCATTTCAATCACTTTGACTTCAGCTGGGTAAGCCCAAACTCCACGAGCCTTAATCTTGGTATCAACCTCATCTCTACGTAAGAGACCGGGGCGGAGACCAATCATACAAGGCGGAGCGCGGACGTCAGCCGGGGGTAGAAACTTTGCGAAATGGTTTAGACGTTTTGCTTTGTCATAGATAAAGCCTAAACATTCGCCTTGCGTCGTATACTCACGACGAAGTGGAAGACCGGGAGATGAAGACATCTCGAGGTGAGGAAGGATTTGATGCCATCCCTCATAGTTAAAGTCAATAGGTTCAACTTTTCCCATCTTCTCAAACAGACGTTTCATGATCTGCTTGGCGTTAGCCATATGTCGACCAGTTGGCATTCGCTGCCACGAACGGTCGAAAAGAGCGATGTGCTTCAACACACGCTCAGGGGTGCAAGGATCCCGAACATAGGTGTCCTCAAGAGTCTGACACACCTCAGGAGCCTTCTCTTTGAGTATAGATCTGAACCAGGGGTCAAACTTAGGAATGGAGCTGTTAAAAGCATAGCCATCCATTTTGCCCAGGTAACTCATTGAGTGCTCAGGGTATAGAACATAATCTTGGTTGGGGTACATTTCCAACGGAAACTTGCGTTCAAAAGACTTAGTGACAGGCGGTGCCCTAAGTCCGCTAGAGTGAGCGGGTCCAGCTATCTGGCCGTCATACTCTAACTTCTTGATATACGGTACAATCCCTTCAGGATATAGCGCTCTCAAGCGTATACGTCTACTCAGAGCCTCGGCTCGTTGGTAAACGTTGGTAATCGATCTTAAATCGTGCATTCAGCAGTAGTGTAATAATGTTG